AACAAGGTACGTGAGATCATGTCCTTCGTCCTGAAAATTTTGGACAAGATCCATGCGTACTTGATTATCTGTATCACCATAAAAAGCCGCAGCCGAAGTATCACCATATTTATCCTTTAGTTTTTTAGTTATTGTTTCAATATTATGTCTGTAGTTTGCCCAGATAATAACTTTGCCGTCTGTCTCCTCTAATACATTTAACAGTTCATCATATCGTTTGTTAGGCACGTCGTGGACTTCACCATCATCATTGATAGTAAATCCACAACATACCTGGTGCAACTTAACAATCTGTGAGAGCCGGTTCACAGATGTGGTTGTATTGTCATTGAAAATAAACATTGCGTTTCTTCTCAATGATTCATAAGCTACAAGTTGTTTCTCACTCATAGGTATGAACCTTTTCATATATATTTTCTCAGGCAGATCAGTGCACTCTTCTTTTTTGACACGAAAGGCATGAGTATATATCTTTTCTTCTAACTCCTCTAAACGTTGATATCCTGTAATTAACGGGAAGTTACGACCACCTGATGTAGGTCTATTGACTATCTTGGCGTACCTAGCACGAAAGGCATAGTAATTAGTTTGACCAAGTATCTTGGGGTCAAGAAAAGCAAACTGTGTGTAAATATCTAAAGGACTCTTCGTAACAGGAGTTCCTGTCAAGATTCTTTTGTATCCAATATCTTTTGTAATCTTAATTAAATTCTTAGTTCTTTTTGCTGTATGTGTTTTGATTGTGGTGCTTTCATCTACAATCATCATTGTTCTACTTTTATCTCTACTATGTAAAAATACATTTAAAAATTTTAAACCTTTAGGTGTAGAGAGTGATTCTATGTTCATCAAAAAAATATGTAATTTAGTTTCTTTAGCTAATCTAAAAAATTTATCTGTGGATAAGTGTTCTTTTGTATAGGGATCTATCATAGAAGGTTCCCATGTATTGACTTTGTAATCATAGTCACCCGATATAAAAGTATTGATCTCTTTCATCCAGTTTCGATACACGGACTTCGGAGCAAGGACCACGGCACTGTCAACAATATCTTTATTATTCAACAATAATAAATCAATTAATGCTGTTAATGTTTTACCTGTACCCATCTCCATGAGGTATGCATAGTTGTTCATGTCTGTATTATGACACGCAGCAACAGCATCCCTTTGATGTTTGAAGGGGTCCTTCAAAAAAATGTTAGCCATATAAAAATAATATATTGCATTTTGTTAGGATTTCAAGTATAACTTTTTTAACGAACAATAAAGTGCTTAGCTAGCACTTTTAGCTTGTGGCGGAACAACGTTTTTAACAGAGGCGTAACGCACAGGGGTGATGGAGTAGGGCCAACTGGCTGAGGCTATCATAAGTAGGTACGAGTAGGGTAGATGATATGTTTATCTGTATCCTGAAAGTTGGAGGTGAAACAACTAGCCCTCCCAAGCTGTTCGACAAAGGAGGTAATATGGCTAACGTAATTGATTTTGACGATCTTAAACAAGATGCTGGTGACTTAAAAAATTTACAAGACAACGATCTAACAGCACTTAGCAAACTCATACAAAAACAAATAAGTCTTGATTCTGAAATAGAGAATATGGAAGACACACTCAAAGAATTAAAAAGAGAAAGAGATATGCTTTCTTCTGATACAATACCTGTCAAGATGCAGGAGCTTGGTATTAATGAAACAACAATGGCTGACGGTAGTAAGGTGACTGTCAAAGATGGTTTTCATTGTAGGATACCTAAAGCAAGAGAAGACGAAGCATTAGATTATTTAAGAAATAATGATCTTGGTGATATAATCAAGAATCAAGTTTCAACAAGTTTCGGAACGGGTGAAGACAATATGGCTGGAGATTTAGCTGGATATATAGAACAGAACTTCGGTATCACCCCTGACGTGAAAAAATCAGTGCACCCCTCGACACTGAAGGCGACATTAAAAAAACGCCACGAAGAGGGATTAACGGACCCTGACGATCTCTTTGGGATTTTCATACGTCCAGAAACAAAAATAACAAAAGGAAAAAAATGAATCAACAAACACAAACAAAAAAACAGGAAGTAGCCAAAAAAGACTCTACTGCTGTTGCTCAAGCTTCTATTGATTTATCAGTATTAGCACAAGACGCAGGTCAAGGTATCTCTGAGGTCAATATGGAAACGACACAAATACCTTTTCTTAAAATATTAAGCTCAATGTCTCCGCAGACTAAAAAAGCTAAGGGCGAATATATTGAAGGAGCAGAAGAGGGTATGATTTTCAATACTGTCACGGAAGAACTCCACGATGGTAATGAAGGTATAACAGTCGTGCCATGTTACTTCGAGCCTGTTGCATTAGAATGGACCGATAGAGGTACTGGTTCTTCTGCCCCTATCGTACACCCTGTGGATACCGAACTGTGGAATAAAACAAAAAAAGACGCAGACGGTAAAGCTAGGCTTCCAGAGGGAACGTACTTGGAGAGAACTCACAATCACTATTGCCTCCTTGCAAACAGAGAAGGATTAACTAGCCAAGTCCTTATCAGTATGAAAGTGAGTGGGTTATCTAAATCTAGAAAATGGAACAGTCTTGTATTATCAGCGAAGGTGAAAAATGGCGAACAAGTCATCAACCCTCCTAGTTGGTATTATTCATACAACCTAACAACCAAAGCTCAAAACAATGACAAGGGTGACTGGTATGGCTGGGATATCAAACGAAGCGATGTAGTTTCGGCTCAAGTATATGAAGAGGCGAAACGTTTTCATAGTGCTGTTAAAAAGGGTGGTGTCGAGGTTAATTACGACCAGGCAAATGAAGGTGCAGGCAAAGACAAAACTGACACTGACAATCCATTTTAAAGGCTTGGGGGGCTTCGGCCCCCCTTTAAATTTATGGAAGCGTATCAAAAATTTAAGCAGGTCTTTAGTGGTCTAACGAGAGCACATGGTGTTTTCTACAAAGGCGAAACTAAAGAGACAGGAAAAGTCGGTGGCAAAGCCTATATCATTAAAGAGGATGTCACTGATAAACATTGGAAAGAACATGTGGAAGGCATTGATCCTTCTCTTGGCATTATCCCCATACGTGATGATGCTACTTGCTCTTGGTCTTGCATTGACGTTGATGATTATTCTATAGATGTTCGTAAGACAATTGACAAATACACAAAATTAAATCTACCTATCATACCTTGCCGATCTAAGTCGGGAGGTTTTCATTTATTTATTTTCTTTGCAGAGCCTGTCCCTGCTAAAGATGCTATCAAAAAATTAACAGAGGTTGCTTCTGTACTCGGTTTTGCTGACTGTGAGATATTTCCTAAGCAAGAAACACTCAATGCAGAACGTGGAGACACAGGAAACTTCCTCAACCTACCCTACTTCAAGGGAGATTTGTCTGGAAGATACGCAATGGATGCCTCTGGGCAAGCTTTGACCATGAATGAGTTCTTCGATTTGGTATCTCAGAAGGCTATCACACACGAGCAACTGAAAAACCTATCTGTAAAGGTCTTAAAACAGAAAAAGACCACATTTGATGGCCCTCCATGCATCGAAATACTCCAAAACATGGGTATTTTTGAAGGATCGAGGGATGATGTGGTATTTCA